TGCTTTTTAGGAATTCATTGTCTTTTTGGCTTTGCTTTTGTTTGTCCATCATCTGCATTTCAACAATCTTTGCTTTGTTTTTAATGTCAGACTCTTTGAGCATCAAATCAGCAATCTTGACTCGCTTATCGAACTCCCTTTGGTTGGCATCAGCCTCATTGGGTAGATTCTTAGTCAAAGATGCACTCATCTTGGCTTGCACTTCCTGTGGCATTAACTGAGCCTCAACAGACAACTTAGTTGCCTCTGCGCGATTCTGTTCTGCCTGAGTAGTGTTGACAGCAATCTGTGCCTGTGCCGCTTGCATAGCCAATTGTTGTTGCATTTGTTGCATTTGTTGCGCTTGTGGGTCAGGTTGACTCATCTGATCCAACATAGCAATCAATTCCATCCTGTTAGATAGGCTCGAATTAGCCAAAATTCCCTTCAGAATCACAGGCAAAACAGGAGTATTCGGGCCGAGGGTCTGAAGTAGGCCAATAAACTGCTGTTGCTCGTACTCTCTAGCAATAATTCCCAAGGTTGCCGTAGGAGTGAAGTTCATATCGACAGAGGGATAACGCTCTGGGTCGAACTGCATATAACGGAAAGCCGCCTTCTTGATGAATGGGATCAAGAAATCCTCTTGGAAGTTCACCAAAGTGCGTTTGTACTTCTTGATGATAGAAGCGACAGCCATCGACATACCGCCTTGACCACCATCTCTAGCAACATTGCTAATCATGCCTTGGGAATCAAGCGTTCCTGTTGCTTGTAACAACATACGCTCAAAGTCTTTAGCCGTAGCCAAGTTATTGGGGTCAGTTTGACCGAACTTGAAGGGGTAAAGAATCTCAGAAGGTGCGCCATTTGTAAGGATTGCCTTGCCTGGCTTTACCTCAAACTTCATTCCTCTTGGCAAACGGGTAGCGTCCATAGCAATCATGGGGCTAGTAGTAAGCGCAAGAGAGTCGAGATGTGAGCGAGTCTGTGCGTCAATAGCCTTTTGCATATTGAACGCTTTTTCTACTGTGCCTCTGCCAAGCAGTCTGTTCGGTACTGTGTCATCTTGATAGGTTAAAACTGGCCTGTCCTTCATCATGTAGGGATTGGCTTCAGCCTTTAGGAGTTGTCCATCATTAGCAATGACCACAATGGCTTCTACCAAGTCAGAATATTCCTCTGCCTCAGAGTTATCTGGGAAAAGGTCAACAATGTCTTTGTTTTCTTCTAGATTCTCTAGGTATTCCCGTGGAACTAAGCCGTAGTAGGTCAACAACAAGACTTTCTCATCTTGGTATTGGCTTACCTCTTGGGTAGGCTCAAGGTCAGAGTCATCTCCAGTAGTGGTGATGTTTACCTTGCGATAGATGCCAGCCTCAATGCCTTGAACAACCTTGTGGATAGAGACATACTTCTCAATCGCCACACCCATACAGTCGCTAACCGAAACACCATTGGGGTCAAACAAGAAGTTCTTTGGATTTACAGGAGAAATCTTGACAGAAATCCTTTCTCTCTCCAACACTCCAATAGCCGCTTGCCCCATTTGGTTAGGGATTGGTTGAGTGGAAGGGACATATTCTGTCTCAGTCATCACCACAACTTCGCCTATGCCTGTTCCATAAATCTCAGCCATCAGTTCAATCTGATCAATGGCTTTCCTAATCTTGTCTTTCTTGAAATCTTCTGTGAGTTGACGCTTAATCATCTCCACATCTATGGGGTTGCCATTGACATCTTGGATGTTGTCTTCGATGTCAAAGAAGTCGCCCTGACCAAAGATTGCTTCCATGATTTCAGCATGGCGAGTCTCAACTGCTTGCTGAGTTGCAGGGGTAACAATGCGGCTACGCTCTGATTCACGGGTTTTGTCTTCTACCGCCCACTCACCACGGAAGATGCGCTCATACTCTAGCCAATAGGGAAGGAAGTTGGTATCTCTGTAATCACGCCAACGATCACAATGGTCAACAACAAAGGCAGTTAAGTCTTTGTCAGCCTGTGTAGGCTCATCATAAACACCCTGATCTTCGATCTTCACTTCTTTGTCTGTTGCCATTTAAACCCCACTAATTATGTCAACTGGCTCCCACTCATCTTCTTCAACATCTTCAAAGTAAGAAGTCACGGCTAACTGGTCAATATATGACAAAGCATCTGGCAAGTCATCATGCACTCCAATGGCGGGAAATAAAAGAAGTTGATCTTTAAATTCATCCCAATCCTCCTCAGAGTTCAGCACAATACGCCCATGCTCAAATCGACCTTGGAGGCTCCAAATAATTCTGTCAGCCTTTTTCCTGTTGCCATGCGTTAAGTCAACTATGTGCGAATATACATTATTTTTACGCATTAGGTCAGAAAGATACGGCAAAACTGCATTTTTTAACGCACCTCGCTCAATTCCAACAGCCAAAGGTCTGTAATCTCGCATCTTCATCAGGATGGTTGCCGCAGTCTCACGGATGTCCCAACGCCCAAAGACAATCTCTTTGACAAACCATTTGCCATCATCTGTTACCTTGACCACAGCAATAGCAGTCTGGTCTAGCCTTTTCTTGGAATTAGCCGCTTGTTTGGCAACTTCCTCAAATCCTGCCAAGTCAATCGCTAAGTAGTAACTGCCATACTGAGGCTCTTCCCCATACTTAATCCATTCTTCCTTGAACACATTGCTACCAGCATTGGTGAAACTAGCCATGTATTCTTGCTTGAAAGCAAAGGTGGACAAGGTTTTCTTGGCAGACTCAATCTCAGTTGGGTCGATCAAAGGGTTGTCTTTGGTGGTGAAGTGCCAAGACTTCCAATCAGCATCGTCTTCAGACTGCCCTAACTTGTATAGGTCATAGAACCAGTTTCTGCCCTTTGGCGTACCAATGAACATGGCTCTGCCCTTTTTGTCTGACAGAGAAGCCCTGATTACTTGCTCCCACGCTTCAGGCTTAATGTCTGCCACCTCGTCTAGTACGGCATAGGTAAGGGACACACCCCGTAAGGTATCAGGTCTATCAGCACCACGAACATAGATGGTTGCCCCATTTATAGTGGTAATGTCTTGGTTGTTGATGTGAGCGTTTTGGATAATCTCTCTACCCAACTCCATCAGGACTTGCCAAATAATCTGTCTAGCCTGACCATTGGTAGGCGCAACATAAAGAACAGCAGAACCAGATGGGCATTTCAATGCTTCAATAAGTAGGGTGACAGCCGCCATACGGGACTTACCGCACCTACGACCAGCCGCAATGACCTTGAACCTAGTCTTATCCTTAAAGACTTCTTCTTGCCAAGGCAGTAGGCTAAAGTTCAGATCACTCATCTTTAACCTCTATATCTTGTGCATCAATAGTCTCACCATGTGAAATCTCGCCTATTCCAGTAATGTTGATGGTTACAGCACTACGGGACTTTCCTTCTTTCTCAAACATACTGACTGGCAACATTCTGTCCATGCAGAGTTTGATGGCGGCTAGTTGGGCAGGGTGTTCGTCATTAAGGGCTATCTCTACTGCTTTGTGTACAACTCTAGAACCTGCGCTGTTTATCAGGAGATTCTTTAGTTCTTTTAGTTGGGCAGTCTCAGTCTTGGGAAGGGTGATGAGTTCAGGCTTATCAGCATAACTGGTAAGGGAGAACTGTTTATTAGTTGACCCTTTTGGTCTACCACGGGGTTTTGTTTCAGTCATTACTTTTGTCCACAAACGTGGAAGTTGCTTCCCCTGATTATGAACTAGATTTATTTGTTGAACAATAGGGTAATCCCTGATATAGTAAAGACAACGGGGGCATGACCCACCCCTCTATGCGGTTGAGCCGACCAAGTAGGATAAACGTGATGAACTAGGTGAGTCTCTAGTAGCCCTCTAAATGCTGTGAAGCAACATAGACAAGGTGGACGGGGCAATGTTACTTAGGCTTGATTGTTTGACAAACAGTCTTGTAATCTAGATAAACGAGAGGCTCTCTCTTCTTGAGATTTACCTGTATATACGGGTTACATACTATCGTCCATACGTACCCAGTCATCTAACCTAGTCTCTGTTTGTTAGTAAAAGTCTAAATTGGCTTTTCTTGTGGGTAGGAGGCTCCCACAAATATTACACAGCACGACTACCCCCTCCCCCCCATACATAAGTAAGCACCAACTAACATCGAAGTAAGCGCACACTAACTTAAGCGGAGTAAGCACTAACTAACTAAGCAGGTTAGTAG